TGATCCACCAACATACGGAAAAGTTTTTATTGCAATTAAACCGACAACTGGTTCAGTTTTAACTGCTACTGAAAAATTAAATTTAATTTCTTCTGTTATTAACCCCAAGAAGATTCTTACAGTACAAACAGAAATTGTTGATCCAGAATATACTTACATTACCATAAACACTACTGTGAAATACGATGCAAAGAAAACATCACTATCATCGGATACAATTTTAAATTTAGTTTCAGATACAATTAAAGCGTACAACGATTCCGATATTGATACATTTGGAACATATTTTAGATATTCTAAATTATCTAGATTGATTGACGTTTCTGAAAGATCAATTTTAAGTAATGTTTTAATTGCACAAATGCAAAAAGAAGTTGCTGTTCAATTAGGTGTAGGAACACGATATGAGATTAATTTCTCAAATGCAATTGACGATGCAACAGATGGCAGACCAACAACTCAATCATTTGGTGTTGGTAATAAAATCACATCCAATGCATTTACTTTGGGTGGGTTTTCAAATTGCTTTTTAGAAGATAACAATGGTTTGATTCGTATCTACAGAGTACTAGGCATTGAAAACGTTGCGGTATCTGTTAATGCCGGCACAATTAATTACGTTACAGGTAAGATTATATTAACTAACTTTGCACCAACTGCATTTAGTGATGGCGGCACAACATTAAAAATAACTGCAACCCCTCAAGACAAAGACATTCTTCCATTAAGAGGTCAGATTATTTCAATTAGAGATGCAGATATTACAGTCACAATGGTTGATGATAAATCAATTAGTTTAGTTAGCAGATAAAAAATGAATGATGCATTTTTTAAGCCCTCATTAAATGTAGGCTCATTTATAGGTGAGAATTCTTCCGTTGATACGGAACGATTCTTGCTGTTCATAAAAGCATACTATGAGTGGATGCAATCTACAACTCTAACACTAACCAGTAAAACTGGAACATTTGTAGTTGGAGAAACTATTGTTGGTGCGTCTTCTGGTGCATCAGCTACAATTTTAGAAGTTAAAACCAGTTCTATTGTTGTTCAATTAATATCAAGAACAATATTTAATTATAGAGAAATCGTCAATGGGCAAACATCAAGTGCGACTGCAACCATCAATGCACTTAAAGATAACGTTGGGCGTGCAACTGGTAACTTATTAAACTATAAAACGCTTGAAACATCTGTTGACAAATATGTTGAATATCTTAGAGAAGAATTGTATCCTAGTATACCTGCATCATACTATGGTGACAAAAGACTTATAGCACAATACTTTAAAGACTTCTATGAGTCAAAGAGTAATGAACAATCCTACAGATTTTTATTCAAACTTCTATACGATGAAGACATTGAATTTTATTATCCAGGAACTGACATTCTTCGTATATCTGATGGTAATTTTGAAAAGACTCAAATTATCAGAACGGTTGCGATATCTGCCGACACTAGAGATATATTTTTATTCTTAAATAAAACTATTCGTGGGCAGACTTCTGGTGTTCTTGCAAACGTAGTTGACATCAAAAAATTCTTTATTGGTTCGCTAGAGATTGCTGAGATGACACTTAAACTCGTCAGCGGTACGTTTACTGCTGGTGAAGAGATTGTTGATATTGATGATGAAGATTTATCTACAACAATTTATGGTATCGTATCGGGTGTTACAGTTGTAGATGGTGGTTCTGGATATCAAGAGGGTAATATTATTACCATTACTGGTGATGGTTCGGATGCACAAGCCATAGTCTCATCAATCAAAGAATCTCCAATTAGTGCATTAACAGTAAATACAGTCGGGCATGGATATCAATTAAATACTGAAGCAATAATCAACAACAGCGGAACTGGTGGTAGTGGTTTTCTTTTTGAAGTTTCTGAACTTGCAAACACATACACAGTAACTTCTGGCGCAAATACATATACTGTTGGTGAAATTTCTAATTTATCTATTATTAACAGAGGTGAAGGATATTTCAAAAAGCCAACTGTCACATTAGAAGATACAACAATTTCTTCTCTAGGATTGTTGTCTAACAATTTAATTACAATTGTCAATGCTGGTTCTAACTATGGCGTTGGAAATACATTAATCTTTACTGGCGGTGCTGGCGCAAACGCAGCCGGACAAATTGCATCTGTCACAGAAACTATCACATACGATCTTCTTTTTGAAGATGGGCAACGAATGTTAGCTGATGGTAGTTATTACGACATTATTAAAAATCAAGATTGGGCAGTAAAAGGTCCAATCAAACGTATTGAACTAACAAATTTTGGTACTGGATATACTTCAGCAAATTTGCCTTCAATTACTATATCTACGACAACTGGTTCTAGTGCAAATTTAATAGCAACAAATATTCAAGGTAAGAGTGCAAATGTTAGTATAGACACTTCAAACAATATCACAGGTATTGGTTCTATTCGTGCTGTTCAAATTACAAATTTTGGTATTAACTATAGTTCGGCTAATGTATCTGCATCTGCTGTTGGTGATGGCAATGCAAATCTTGTTTCAGTCATTGCCGGCCTTGGAATTAGAGAAGGTGTTTTTCTAAATGATGATGGTAAAGTTAATTACAAAATTATTCAAGACTCTTATTACTATCAAGACTACTCTTACGTTATTAAGAGTGGATTAGCATTTAGAACATATTCCGATACATTAAAAGCAGTTATTCATCCTGCTGGATTGCAATCTTTCGGTGAGATTCTATTGTACGATCAAATTGATGTGTCAATGTTGATGAGTAGCACAATAACTACAATTGAAAATATTAATGAATATATAGTAGATATACTTTCTCAGATAGACGTTCAACATTCAATTGTAAATTCTGCAAGTGAAGTGAATCGGATATTTGATTTGAATGCCAATACTGCTATTCAGAATGATAAAACCTACACATTATTTCCAAAAGAAGATTTTATTTCTACAGGAATTAATGTAGCAAATCAAGAATATGTTGTACATATTGAAGAAAATTATATAGATTCCAATATATCTGTTTCATCATCTACAGGTTTTGGTTTTGTTTCAAATATTACTGCATCGTATAAAATTGGTGATCTTCCAATTTATTGGCTTTCGGCAGAACAAATAGCAAACTATTCAACTTTAAGTTTTGAGACTGCTATATTACCTACCAGAATATATATTCCTGTTTGGAAATTAATCAACGGAACAATTAGCTTTTCATCGTATGCATATTCATCGGCACAAATATCGGCTTATGCAAATACTCAAATATCGGCTCTTCAATTGGCTACATTCTCATCTAGTGTGAATCATGTCACAGGAATAGGAACTAATCTTTTAGTGGATTTTGCTGTCAATGACACATTTTTGGCAAATAATGAGTTCGGTAAAGTAAGTCTTCTTATAAGTAACACTTCTATGGACATTTATGTTCCTCCATCAAGCCCGTACACCAATGTTCCTGCATATAAAATTATAGCTGGACCATAAAATCAATAAAGCATTGTATAAATAAGTAGATAAAATACTACTATCACAGTAAAGGACAAACAACATGGCTTCTCTCGTAACAAGCAAATTTAGAGTACATAATGCACAGCAATTTGCCGAAGCATTTTCTGAAACATCAAATACTGTCATGTATTTGTTTGTCGGCAAAAACAATGCATGGACAAATGACAATAGTCCTCCAACTCCAGTAAATTCAACAGCTAACGTTGAATATACTCCATGGCGTGATATGTATGCAGTAAAACGCATTACTACTTCTGACGTAACACACGCAATTCCTCGTTACGATTGGACTTCAGGAACAGTTTATGACCAATATGACGATCAGGACACAAACTTAATTGAATCTGATGACTTTTACGTTATGACTGAAGATTATAACGTCTATAAATGTTTGTTTAATGCTAGTGCGGCCGCATCAACAACAAAACCAACAGGCGTAAGCACATCACCATTTACAGCCGCAGACGGATACATTTGGAAATACATGTATACAGTTACGACTGCCAAAGCATTGAAATTCTTAACTAACGATTATATTCCGGTTCAGACATTAGCCTCTGACGGCGGTGAAGATCAATGGGATGTTCAAACGGCCGCAGTTGATGGTGGTATTCACGTTGTTAAAGTAACAGCAGGTGGTTCTGGATATGCTACTGCGCCAGCAGTTACAATTACTGGTGATGGTACTGGCGCTACAGCCAACTCTACAATTACCGCTAACGTGGTTACAGCAGTTACAATTACAGCGGCTGGCACAGGATACACAAGAGCATCTGTCACATTTGCATCTGGTGCGGCAGCCGCAACAGCAATCATTTCACCAAAAGGTGGGCATGGTGCTGATGCAGTTGAAGAACTCGGCGGTAAGTATATTATGTTGAACGTTCGTTTAGATGGTAATGAATCTAATACATTCTCTACAGCTAATGAATTCCGTCAAGTTGGTATTGTTCGTGATCCATATTTGTATGGCACAAGCACAAGAGCGGTTGCTTCTTCTTTCAGACAATCATACAAATATCAATTGTCTGGAATCTCTGGCACATTTACAGTAGACGAAACTATCACTAGCGGTTCTAACACAGCATCTCTCATTGAATTCACAACACCAAACTTGTTTACAACATTGCCTGTACACAGAGCGTTTGCTAACTCAACAAGTGTAACTGGTGGAACATCTGGTGCGACAGGAACAATTGCGGTTATTACAACTCCTGGCTTACAACCATACACTGGCGACATTATATATGTTGAAAATCGTGTGCCAATCGCAAGAGCGGATGACCAAATTGAAGACGTTAAACTAGTTATTCAATTCTAATTTAAAAAAAAACGTAGGCTTGAAAAATAAATGGCAAATACAAATCCTGGTGGAGTGGACTTAAACACAAGCCCATACTTTGATGATTATGATGAAGATAAGAAGTTTGTAAGAGTTCTTTATCGTCCTGGACGTGCTGTTCAGGCTAGAGAACTTACACAAGCACAGACTCTTCAACAAGTGCAAACTAGACGTTTTGCTGAATATTTTTTCAAGCAAGGCGCATTAGTTGACGGGTGTGAACAAAATCTAGACTTAAATTTAAGTTTTGTTAAACTTCAAACGAACTACAATGGTAGCGCAGTTGATGTTGAAGACTTTAATGGTAGTATAGTTTATGGCGCAAACAGCGGCATCAAAGCATACTGTGGGCTAGTTACCGATATTGACGGAGACGATCCAAAAACATTGTTTGTTAGTTATGCAACAAATGGAACACAAGTTCTTACAGTAAATACTGCACCGACTACACTTACATCAGGAAATACAATTACCTTTTCAACAGGTAATACTGCAACAATTGAAGCATATTACACAGATCCAATTACGGGTGTAAATAAAATCTTTGTATCAAATACAAGTGGAACATTAAGCGTAACAACAGCAAACACAATATTAAGTACTGGTGCAAATCAAGTGCTTAACATAACAGTCGTTTCGGATCAAAGGGCAAATACTTCATTTGCAAACTCAGAAACTATTTTCACAGCAAATACGACAGGTAGAGCATATGCGGCTGGTGCATTAACAAATGCAATACGTAATGTTGTTGATGAGGGGCTTGCTACAGAACAAGTATATAACTACGGATCTAAGATTACCGTTTCTGAAGGTGTTGTATATGTTGCAGACCATTTTGTTAAACATACCACACAAACAATTATTCTTGACAAGTACACGAACGAACCTTCTTATAAAGTTGGATTAGTTCCAAACAAATCTTTTGTTGATTACATTGAAGATCAAAGTCTTGTTGACAATGCACAAGGCACACCAAACTATCAAGCGCCTGGTGCTGATAGATTAAAAATTGATACAACTCTAACAAAAATTGCGTTAGATGCAACTACCGATGAAAATGAATTCATCACAGTTACAGAAATTGATACTGGCGTTGCAAGAAAAAGAAAAACAATTACTGTAGATAGTAAACTGGAAGATGTTTTAGCAAAACGAACACAAGAAGAATCTGGTAACTATACGTTGTCCGATCCAATTGTTTTTGTTCGTGAGCATTTAGAAAATGGTAACAATGGTGGTAGATACACTTCGGCTGAAGGTGGTAACACAGATTTGCTTTTGGTTGAAGTTGATCCATTCACATCTTATGTGTCTGGTTATAGAAATCAAATCATCGCAAAAACTCCAATTGAAATTGAAAAAGGTCTTAGCACAGCTTACGTGCAACAAACTAATACACAAATCAATTATGGACAATATATTGAAGTCAAAGAAGTTGTTGGCGGTTGGGACATTATGGAATCAACTACTGTTGATCTGTACAATTTAGCACAACAAGTTATTACAAACTTAGCACATTCAACTGCAACCGTAGCCGGTAGTGCAATTGGTACTGCAAGAGTACGTTCTATTGAATATGTGAGTGGTACTAAAGGTACTGCCGATGCAAGATACTATTTTTACTTGTACGATATTGTGATGAATTCGGGAAAAGATTTTAAAGACGTTCGTTCCATTTATGATTCTGCAACACCAAAACGTTTTGCTGATATTGTAACAACTGCCGCTGGTGCTGTTTTACAAGAAACATCATTCAGCACAATGATTTTCCCATTGCCATATGATGCAATTAAAACAGTACGTGATTCTTCAGAAAACGTTGAAACTGCATTTAGATTTAAAAAGAAATTTGCTGTTACATTTTCTTCTGGTATTGCTACTATTGCAACTGACGTTGTTACAGAAACATTCGTTGGCACAGATATATTAAATGCTACGCAGAAAAACGATTACTACATGGTTGTCGTTAACAATGCTGGCGCAAACGTAACAACTTCTACGTTGACAGGCACTATTACTGTAGGTGTAAACAATACTACTGTGACTGGTTCGGGAACTGCGTTTACCACACAATTGAATGTTGGTGATTTAATTACTGTTAATGGTCTAACAAGATCAGTCGCAAACATTGCATTGGACACTTTATTAACTCTTTCAACTGCACACACAACTGGTGCTACTGCAAACACATTCACTAAAACTCTTGCGGCAGGAACAATTCTATCGCTTTCGGGTAATGGTGGTTCAGGAGCCACACGAACAGTTACTGTTACGTCTCCCGGAACAGCGGCAATTAATGTTAAAGAAAACGCAACATTTACTGCTGACGTTATCGTGTCTATGGACAGAGCAAGTGCAAAAGAAAAAATTAAAACACTAAGTTTTCAAACTCAAGCTAATATTAATCCAAATACACACATCAATGGATTGTCTGGACCATTTGGTTTAGGTTATGGTGATATCTATCAGCTATCTGCTGTTTATCAATCATCATCATTTGCAGTTGCGGCATCTACAGCAAACACAAACGTTACTGCATACTACACATTGGATAATGGGCAACGTGATTATGCATACGAACACGGAACAATCACGCCAGATACTGGTTACGTTCCAACAGGTAGATTGTTAGCAGTCTTTGATAACTTCACACACGATACATCTCAGGGTGTTGGATATACATCAGTCAATTCATATCCAGTTGACGATGACGCAACATCAAATACTACAATCACAACTGGTGACATTCCTATATTCACAAGCCCTACGACTAAGAACGTTTTTAAACTTCGTGACTGTATTGATTTTAGACCAATTAAAACTGCAAACACATCTTTAAATCCAATTGATGTTGGCACATATCAAGTTCCAACATTTGGCCTTCGTATTCCTGAATCTGGTTCAGATTTTGATGCAGATTTGATTTACTACAAAGGTAGAGTTTCTAAAGTATACATCAACAATCGTGGTGTGTTTGGTATCAATGATGGTGTTCCTGCACAGGCTGGTAATCAGAGAGCAGAAACACCACCAACTAAACCTGATACATTAGAAATTGCAGAATTAACTATTCCTGCATATCCATCATTGCCATCTGAAGTTAAAATTAAATTGTTGAAAAACAAACGCTTTACAATGCGTGATGTTGCTAAGATGAATGAAAGACTTGAAAGACTTGAGTACTTTACTGCATTAAGTTTCTTAGAGAAACAAGCAACAGATACGACAGAATTAGATGCTGATGGTTTAGACAGATTCAAGAATGGTATTCTTGTTGATCCATTTACTGGTTGGGCTGTAGCATCTACATCCAATGATGGTAAAGATTGTGCTATTGACAAGAAAAATAAATTATTAACTTGTTTGCAAGATAATGCAAACACAGTTGGGCTTCGTTATTCTACTACCACATCAACAACAACAATAAATTCTGGTAACAAAGTTATGTTGCCATATACTGAAGTTGAAGCACCAGGACTAAAACAAGCATATGCATCTAAGCAATTAAGACTTGCTGAAGAATTGAACTTTGTTTGGACTGGTGAATTGACTGTTATGCCATTTACAGATAACTTCTTTGATACAGTAAATGATCCTACTAAAGCGGTTGTTTATAATGATGACAATGGCGCAGATAACTGGAGGGCTTTACAGAACGCATGGAATACAGAAGTTGCTCCATTAAATCAAAAATGGCTTGGCGGTACTCAACAAACTGGAATTGTTGCTGGTACAAATCAAACAACTCAAGTCGGTAACTTTAATGTCACTACTGCATTACAACAAACAACTCAAGTTGCATACAATCAGTTAGCATCTGGTAATCAATCAACATCTTCTACACAAGACGTTAAGTTTGATAGAGTAGTTCAAGTTGAAGCCGCACTTTGGATGCGTCAACGTGAATTCGTTATTCAAGCTAGAGGCTTGAAAAATAACTCTAGAGTTTATGCATTCTTTGATGGCGTAAATGTTACTGCAAACTGCTATCAAATTGAATTGATTGGTGCATCTACTACACTACAGTCATTAAATTCTAAATTTGCTGTTAATACTGCAACTGGTATTATTGAATTAGGAGATGTAGGTGTTTCTTGGCGTTTGATTGCTGATGGCGCAAATACATCACAGCCATTCATTGTTAAAAACAATCAAATTTATTTGTTGTTTGAAGTTCCTTCTAAGAAATTCTACACTGGCCAACGTGAATTTAAAATCACCGACAGCCCAACAAATTCTGAAGGCACAACATTAACTAGCGCAAGAAATAACATTTTTGCACAAGGTATCATACAGAAGACTGGCACAGTTACAATTAACTCTCGCCCGTTCAACGTATCATTTAACAATACCGATAACATCACAAACTTGGGTAGAAAAGTTGTTTCCGCTCAACGTGTTGAAACTGCAAGTGTGGCAATTCCACCACCACCAGTTAGAAGTACTGATCCATTGTCTCAGAGTTTTTATGTTGATCCAGATACGTATCCAAAAGGATTCTATTTGACTTCTATTGATTTGTTCTTCAAATCAAAATCTCAAGACAATAACAGAAACGTTACTGTTGAAATTCGTGAACTTGAAAATGGATATCCATCACCACAATTTGTTAGTGATGGAGACATTGCACTTGTCAACAATAGAAATATTGCCATTAGTGATGATGCAACGTCAGCAACAAAATTCACATTCAAAAATCCTATTTACTTAAATGCTGGTAATGATTATTGTTTTGCTGTTAAACCTGAGAACAACGATCCGGATTATGCAATTTGGGTAGCCGAATTAGGTGCAATTGATATTACAAATCCAGATAGACAAACAAGAATAGAACAAGCATACAATAGCGGATTGTTGTTCACATCTTCTACCGATAGAACGTGGACAGCAAAACAAAATACTGATATGAAATTCACAATGAGGGTTGCAGAATTTAGCCTTTCTGCTAAACTTGCATATTGGACTAATATTCCAATATCTACTGCTCACACATATGATACATTGACTCCTGCTATTGGCGATCAGATTCTTCCTGGAACAAGTATCACTTACGATGTCAAAACAGCAGACAGCACATATGCAGTTGATTCCGACTGGACAACGGTTAAAAATTATGAGAGATTAATATTACGTTCTAGAAAACAAATCTCAACAACCACCGCAGAGACAGCAAATGCATTCAAGTCTTTTCAAGTAAGAGCAACGTTATCTACAACAAATAAGTTTATCAGCCCATATATTGATGACGAAAACACTATTATGTACTTTGATAAAAACATTATCAACAATTCTTATGAAACAGCAATAACTGGTACAGTCAGATATGGATCAAGCAACAATATTGTTGTTGGTTCTGGCACAAGTTTTACAACTGAAGTATTTCCTGGTGAATATGCATATTTCGGTGATGAGTATCGTAGAGTTGCTTCAGTATCAAATAACGTATATTTGACTGTTACAAATAACTTTACCACAGCTAATGCTGTAAGTCAAGCAATGACTATTCGCAATGAAGAAAATCCAGTTGGACCATATTCTTCACAGTCTAGATACATTACTAAAGTTGTGACGTTGAATGATGGATTTGAAGCATCTGATTTGGTTGCGTACTTGAGGATCAATCGCCCACCAGGAACTTCAGTTAAAGTTTACGCTAAATTATTGAACGAAAACGATACAGATGCGTTTGATGATAAATTCTATACTCCTATGGAATTGGTTGGAACAGAAACGTTCACACTCAATCAAAATGAGTACAAAGAAGAGAAATTCATTGTTCCGTCTGCAACAAAAACTGGTGGTTCTGAATTGCTTACTGGTACAGTTGCAACCTCTAACGTATCAACTACAGTTACTGGTACATCTACTCGCTTCATTGAAGACTTGAAGATTGGTGACACGATTGCTGTTGGTTTGGCTAGAACAGAACGTGTGGTTTCTACGATTGCAAATAACGTATCATTGACAGTTGAATCTGTATTCTCCACACTTTCTTCTGGAGAAAACGTTTTCCGTGTTCTAAATAACACAGTCGCATATACAACACCTGATGGAAGAACATTCCAAGGATACAAGTATTTTGCAATTAAGATTGTTTTCTTATCTGGCAATCCAAGTTATGCGCCTAAGGTTAAAGATTTGAGAGGGATAGCATTAGCATGATAGCCGAAAAGATTAAAATAGCAGAACCTGTTCGTGGGTTTACCGAAAGAGATAGGAACTCTAAAGCTATACTAAATACAGACATGGATTCATTATTGAAATACAAAATTCAGAAAAGAAAAATTTCTGATATAAATAAGAGTAGAAATGATATTGCTTTGATTCGTGACGAAGTGGACAGTATTAAATCAGACCTCAGCGAAATCAAACAATTATTGTTAAAAATTACTAAAGAGAGAAAAGAATAATGGCAATATCACAAGTAGCGTTATCAAACACGTTTAACGAATTTAGAAGCACGTTCAATGATGCGGCTAATACAGTAAACACTTTAGTTCCTAGTGCGAATGCAATTTCTGCAAATACATTAAGTTTAGGTGGTACTACAGACGCATCTTCAACCACTACAGGAACTTTGATTGTTGCTGGTGGTGTTGGTGTTGCTAAGAAACTATATGTTGGAACTGATTTGTCTGTTGCTGGAAATGCAACTTTCACAGGAAATGTAACCTTCTTAGGATCAAATTCTGAAATTAGCACTACACAAATTAATGTTAGTGATCCATTAATTCAGTTGGCAAATAACAATACATCAAATACTGTTGACATTGGTTTGTTTGGGCAGTATAATCCTGGATCTGCAAATTTACATTCTGGTCTTTTTAGAGATGCTTCAGATGGTATTTGGAAATTCTTTAAAGATTATAATATAGAGCCTGGCACGACAATTGATCCGGCAGCCAATGGATTCTCTTATGCAAATGTAAGTATTGGTGCTCTTTCAGCGGCTAATAATATCAGCATAGCAACAAGCCAAGCATATCAGATCAATGGTGCAAATGTATTGTCTAGCACAGTTCTAGGTAGTACTGTAGTAACCTCGTCACTCACAACTGTTGGAACAATTGGTTCTGGTGTTTGGCAAGGTACAGTAATTACTCCTACATATGGTGGTACAGGTTTATCAACCTTAACAGCAAACAGCGTTATTATTGGTAACGGCACATCAACGCCTTTGTTTGTAGCACCCGGATCAAGTGCAAATGTGCTTACTTCTAACGGCACTAATTGGATATCGTCTGCACCTGCATCAGGCGGTGTAACAACAGGTAAGGCTATCGCAATGGCGCTAGTCTTTGGTGGTTAATTTTTAAAGGAACTTTTTATGGCTGCACCCAATATTGTAAACGTTGCAACGATTACAGCAAAAACATCATATCTTACACCAGCAAATACAGCACCAAATGTATTGCTTGCGAATCCCACATCATCGGGAAAAGTCTTCAAGATCAATACGATCATTGCGGCTAATGTAGATGGTAATACTGCTTTTGATTCAACTGTAGCATTTAATACTTTTGCAAATGGTGCTGGAACATCATTCCCATTAGCATCAACTATTTCTATTCCTGCTGATGCATCTTTGATTGTGTCTGACAAGTCAACAGCGTTTTATCTTGAAGAGAATAATTCTGTTGTCGTTACGACTAGCACAGCATCAAAAATTGCTTATGTAGTTTCATACGAAGAACTTTCATAAAAATCTAATATGTCTAAACGATATGTAGGTGGTATTGTTTCTGTCGGACTTGACGGCATCAACTATCCTGTTAGAGAAGTAGAATATCTTGTCGTAGCTGGAGGCGGTGGCGGCGGTGGTGTCCCAAATACCAATAACTACGGTGGCGGAGGTGGTGG